GATGGCGCACGGCGCGGCGACAACCTGCCTTGCCCGCGCTCCGCTGCCGTCGTTTATCCAGGCCGCGTCGTATCTCGGATGGGAAAACGGCCGGACGGTCGCGATCGGTTCGCCGGACGATCCGCGCGCGGACGCTCCGCTCGCCCGCGATACCCGCGTTTCCTCGTTTCTCGCCGCGTTCAAACTCCGGCTGATCGAGAAAGAACGGGTGTTGATCCTGCGCGGGCGCGACCTGCCGCCGCGGTTCATCCCGCCGCTGATCGGTCAGTATCACGTTCACGTCGGATCGTTCGGCCCGTTGCCGCCGTCCGACCGGCGCTGGTGCGAATCAACCGAACTCGGATTGCGCGACGCCGCGGCGTGCGTTCGTCGGCTCGTCCTCGCGTTCAATCCGAAATTCGTCGTCGTCGCGGGCGTCGACCACCGAACGCTCGATACCGTTCGGCCGATGATCTCCGGGCGGTTGCAAGATGTCGAATCGCTAATCGACTCGCCGCTGGTTCAGGGGTTCAAATAATGCCGATCGAAAACATCGACCGCCACCTGTTCGAATTGAAGCGGATCGTCGCCCGCGTGTCGGCCGGCCAAACGCAAACGCATACGATCTATCCGGCGTTCCCGGACAAGGCCGAGGCGATTCAAGAATTCATCGATCTGTTCGCCGAACACCTTCCGGCTGGCGGCCGGCTGCTCGACATCGGCGCGTGTGACGGCTACCTGGCGCGCGCGGTCGCCGAGCGTTTGCCCGGGGTCGTCGCGCTGTCCTGCGACTGCAACCCGCAAAACGAGATGGTGAAGAAAACGGCGCTGCCGGATCTTCATTATTTCCATGAAGATTTCAACGTCGTCACGTCGCGCCACTGCCTTGAACATTCGCTTACGCTCTCGCTCGACCTGCTGGAAATCCGGCGCATCCTCAAGCCCGGCGGCATCCTGGCGGTCGTCGTGCCCGACATTTACGATAGCATTATCCTTGAGCATCCGAACCATGTTAATATCCTTCCGCGCGAAGCCTGGCGGAAGGTATTCCGTATCTTCGGATTCGAGATCCTGCGGGATGTCGACGGCATCTGGAAGGCATCGAAAGACATGCGTGAATGGCGGTTCATCCTGAGGAAATTGGAACTCCCGCTTTGAACGGCATCGGTCAACGGATCTTCCGTGATTTCGTCGCCGGCCGGTATTTCCGTATCTGGCTGGTTCAGTCAGCCGGCATCGGCGACTTCATCGAAACGCTCTGGGCTTACCGGACGGCGCTCACGCTGCTCGGCGGCGATGGATTCTCGAACGAAATGGCGCTCAGGCGCACGCACTACGTTGTCAACTCGTTCGTCTCTCCGCTGATCCGGATGGTCGAAGGCGTGGACGGTTCGAACATCCACCCGCTGCATGATTTTTCGGACAAGCCGAAGACGGCGATTTCGCCCGGGGCCGGCGACTACCTCATCAACCTGACGGATAAAGGGTTCGCCGGCGTGGTCAACACGTTTCCGGCGTCGAATGTTTTTTCGCCATTCCGGACGACGCCCGAACTGGCGACCGCCCGCGGCCGTTCGAAGTATCGCTTTTGGGTGTCGCGGTTCGCGGCCGGTAACATGCCGGTGCAGGCGTTCGCGTCGTCCTCGTCGCGGTTCGATGAATTCACGTCGATGAAACTGACGGTCAAGAAACCGAGCGAACCGGTTCGGCTGGCGCTGTTCCCGTTTTCCCGCGATGGCGGATTCGAAGCGGTGACGGCCGACCCGGCGACCGGCCGCTCGATGTCCGCCGAATTCGTCTGCGAAATGGCCGGCGCGACGTCCGGCGCTTGCGTGTTCGGCGAGCCATACCACTGGCTACCGAATCTATCGCGCGAGATCGCGGAGCGCGGGGCGTCCGATCACGTCTGGGCCAACCCACTGCCGTTCGCCGGCATGGCTTCCGCCGTCTCGGCCGCGTCTTCGGTCGTCACGGTCGACACGTCGGCCGCGCACCTGGCCGCCGCGCTCGGCCGTCGAACGGTCGTCCTGCTCGATGATCGTTCGCCGGAAGTCGTAGCCGCTGGGTTGACGGCCGTCCCGCGCGCTCCGCATGTCGTCCCGTTCATTTGCGGCCTACGCGAACGGCGGCCGGCCGAACTGTCGTTTTACCGCGCGTCGATCCTGCGCATCCTCGAAAAGATGGGGGCCAAACTTTGAAGAAGTTGAACGACATTTACCCGAACGAACCGGGATTGAAAACGGCCGGCGGATACCCAGTCCCCGGGCGGTTCGGACGCCGGACGCTGACGTTCCTGCGCGGCGCGACGTGGAATAAATTCTATCAGCGGACGCAGGCGCTCGCTGTCGGACTGTCGCAACTGCTTCCGACCTGGGATATATTCTTTGTCTCCGACGGGGAAATGAACGTCATCCGCCCACAGGCGCGGAATCTGTTCGTCGTCTCTCCGCTCTGGTTCGAACAGTTCAAGGCCGACCTGGCGCGCGGCGTGTTCTTTACCACCTGGCCGCGGCTGGCCGACGAACTGCTGACGGCCGACACGTCCTGGTTCGACCTGTGCGATCACCCGTCACTGTTCTACCCGAAGGGAATGGGCGAACGGGAACAGTCGGAACTCGGACGCGCGCTGACGGCCGACATCTTCACATCGACGCTCAACCGAATGGGCGTCGAACACCGACTCGACGGCTGGACGATCCCCAACGGCTGCTGGCCAGCGAACACCGCGCTGAACCCGCTGACCGTTCAATCCGCGCCGGTCATCGGCTTCTGGGGTTCGATGGGGCCATGGGTCGACGCCGACCTGTTGAACGAACTGGGGAAACGCTACGCCGTGCTCGTCGCCTGTGAGCCTGGTAAGTGCCCGCCGACGTGCGCGGACATGGGGTATCTGCGATACGATCAACTCAAGTGGTTCGCGAAACTCTGCACGCACCTCATTATCCCGTTCAAGCGCGGGCCGATCGCCGAGTATTCCGACCCGATCAAGCAATACGAATACGCGGCGGCCAACCGGGTATCGCTGATTCCGACGTGGATACCGAACTTTCACGGGCTCGGGCTGACCAACTACCGCCGATATACGACGCTCGACGAACTGGTAAACGTCATCGGCGAATATCGGGTTGAAGATTTGAAGCGGTTCGATGATCCATTTTTCATCTCCTGGGAAACCCGCTGCCGGACGCTCGTCGCCGAGGTGTTCGGCCGTGAATGAAATCGTCATGGTGTCCGATCACTTCAACTTGCCGGGCGACACGATCCCGATTGGCGGGGTTCAGAAACATATCTCGGCCGTGTCGGACGAACTGAAACGCCGCGGTCATTCCGTCAAGTGGATGTATCCGGCGTCGGCCGTCGGCCGGGCTGTCGAACTTTCGCGTTCCAACGTGTTCTTTCACGACTGGTCAGCGTTCCGTAACTTCCCGTCCGTCACCCGGACGATCATCTTTCACGGCTGGGAGGGCGTCTGCCCGCCGAACCCGAAGACGGTGGCCGCCCGTCAACACATTCATGCCCAATGCGATTATTCGATGTGCGTCGGCCACTACGTCGAAAAGCACTACGGCACGAAATGCGATCACGTCATTTACGGTGGGGCGAACCTGCCGGAAGGGTTCGAACGGCGGCCGGTCGGCGACGAATTCAACGTCCTGTTTCTCGGCCGGGTTGCGCGCGACACCGAGCCGGCGCTTGCCGTCTACGCCTTTTCGCAGTTCGTCAGCACGAATGCGCGTTTCTTCGAACAGCGCGGATGCGCGACCGTCCGGCTGGCGCTCGCCGGCGACGGCGACCAACGCGCGAGGATCGAACTTCAGGCGCTCGAACTGACGCGCCGATTTTCCAACGTCAAGGTCGAATGCCGCGGATTCGTCGCCGACATCTGGCCGCTGGTTTCAACCGCCGATCTTGTCATTCCGACCGGATACCTATCGGCTGCCGAAGCGATGGCCGCCAACGTCCCGTCCGTTGTCTTCATCGACGAGCGATACACGCCGACGATCAAGCGCGATTACTGGGCGATGATGCCGAACAAACTCAAGCCGGCAGTGGTTTCAACCCACGATTCCGAGCGGTTCCTTACCGAAGGATTCGATGCGAAATTCAACGGCGGCGAGTATCCGAAAGCGATCGTCCCCGGCAAAACGCCGGACGGCTGGCCGTCGATCGCCGACGCTTATATTTCCTGTCTGGCCAAAAAGTAACTTGCATAATTTGACACGTTACCAGCCGTATGATATAATGCGGTTATACGAACTCGCTCTGAGTTCAATTTCCTAATTTCCAGTTCCGGAACATATCGCACAAAAGCCCGAGGTTTCTCGGGGGAGTTTCGCTATGGAATTTTCCGCCCCGTCCGTCGTCCACGATAAAAAAAGCGGTTTGTCGAAAGTGCTTCGACAGGCGATCTTCAACGTGGGGACGCACAAGGGGAACGTGTTCACGCTCGCCGACCTGGAAGACATGGCGCGGAATTTCAAGCAGATGCCGTTCATGAAAATCCCGTCGATCCCGAAAGTCGCGTCCGCGAAACTCGGGCACAACGAAAAAGACAACTATGGGATTCGCAGCGGCTATCCGGCCGTCGGCTGGGTTTCAAACCTCGTCGTCGAAGACGAAACGCTGGTCGCCGATTTTGATGGCGTCCCCTACCAGGTCGCGGTCGGGATCGAAAAGCAGGCGTTCAAAACCAAGTCATCGGAGATCGCGATCTACTGCGACCCGGAATACAAAGACGCGGACGGAAACACGCTCGGTTGCGTGCTCGTCGGCGTCGCGTTTCTCGGCGAGGAACTGCCGGCCGTTCCGGACCTGAACGATCTGCACACGCTCTACATCACGGAAGAAAACGCGGACGACTTCACGGCCGTCAAACTTTCGAAGTGGGTCGACTGCCTGGTCAACCCGCCGGTCCGCGCCGAGCAGCGAATCTCCGAGCACGTTCACACGTTCCAATTTTCAAAAAATGACAACCATGAAAGGGTGAATCACAAAATGGCTCTGACGATCGATGAAGCGAAAACCGCCATCGGCGAACTGACCGGCATGGCCGACGCGCTGGCGAAGATGCCGAAAGACGACGCGGGATATGAGTCCGCCCGCGCCGACCTGATCGGTAAATGCAAGATGCTCGCCGCCGAATTCACGGTCAATCCCGAGATCGAATCGGTGAAGCCCGACTTCGACGCGCTGACCGTCCTGCTGATCGACGCCGGGCTGGCGACCGCCGATGAACTGGCGGCCGACAAGCCGAAGACCGAGACCGACGAGGAAATCGAGGCGAAGAAAACCAAACTCGCGGCCGACCCGAAGCCGGTCAAGATGTCGATGGACGATGCGAAGCAGCGCATCCGCGACCTGGCCGACGAACTCTGGGCGATCCAGAAACCAGCCGTCGCGCTGGCCAAGCCGGAGGAGTTCAAAACCCGCCGCGCCAAACTCATCGACGACCTGAAGTCGCTGATGGCCGAGTTCGACATCAACCCGGACATCAAAGACGTCACCGACCGGATCGTCTGGCTCTACAACGATCTGCTCTGGGCCGGGCTGATCGAGGACGGCGAACTGTCGCCGGCCGACGCCGAGATGAAGGCCGAGTTCGCGAAGCGCGCCGACGACTACAAGGCCGCGAAGTTCGCAAAGGCGGACGCCGCGAAACTCAAGATCGAACTGGCCGCCGCGAAAACGGCGATCGATTCGACCAAGGGCGAACTGGCCGAGCAGCTGAACGCCTCGAAGGCCGAGGCCGAGCGGCTGCGGGTCGCGAACGTCACGCTCACGCGCGAGCGGAACGAGGCGACGGTCGCCAAGCAGATGGACGAGTGGAAGAAGTTCGGACGCACCTGCCCGGCGCAGGACGAACCGCTCCGCCGCGTGCTCTTCCAGGCGCTCTCCGCGCCGGTCAAGATCGAGTTCGCGAAGGACGGCAAGACCGCCGAGTCGACGCTGTTCGACGATCTGGTCGCCGTCTTCAACGCAGTCCCGTCCAACACGGTCGTCAACTTCTCGGAAACCGCCGTCGGCGAGGCCGGCGACGAGTCGAAGGTCGAAGCGATCGTCAAGACCGATTCCCGCTTTTCGAAATAAAAAGCCGGCCGCAAGGCCGTAAGAAAGAGGTGTAGAAATGAACATTCCGCTCTACAACGAACAGGTCGCGTTCGAGGACAAGACCCTCTGGCAGATCGAGAACGCTGCGATGCCGGCTTCGATCGGCGTCGTCATCGCCTCGACCGCCGACTTCCCGCTGCAAAAGGGGACGGTCATGGGCAAGGTCACCGCCACCGGGAAGTATCTTCCCTACGTGGACGGCGCGGTCGACGGGACGGGCACGGCCGTCGGGCTGCTCAACGAGCACGTCGACGAACTCCGGCTCTCGTCCACCAACCAGGACGTCACGTCCACGATCGGCGTCATCGGCGTCGCGATCGAGGCTTCCTGCGTCGGGCTCGACGCGGCGGCCAAGGTCGACCTCAAGACGATCGTCTTCGTCTAAAAGAAAGGCAGGCGAATACAATGAGCAACTCCCTCCTGTCCGTCCTCGATCCGAAGGCCATCGCCGGCCTGATCGACCGCCGGATCCCCGTCGGCTTCCGCGGCCTCGAATCGATCTTCAAGGATTCGATCAAGCCGCGTGACAACATGTTCACGCTCGAGTTCGACGTGCGCTACGGCCGCATCCCGCGCGCGCCCATGTCGAGCCCGAAGGCCCCGTCCTCGCCGATCCGCGTCGGCAAGGTCAAGAAACTCCTGCTCGAGCCGGCGTGCATCAAGGGCCATCACCGCGTGTTCGAGGCGGACGCCGCGCGCATGCGCACCCCCGGCGGCCTCGGCCCCTACGGCGACAAACTCATGGCCGACGCGGCCGACACGATCGGAAAGGCCGTGCAGACCACGAAGGAATGGATGATCTGGCAGGCGCAGCGCGGCTCGATCACCTACTCGAACACCGAGACCGGCCTCCAGTTCAACGTCAACTTCGGCCAGGACGCTTCGCACCTGCCGGTCAACCTGACGACCGCCAAGTGGGACGCGCCGACCACGGCCGATCCGCTGGGCGACATCGAGACCTACATCGGGATCATCGAGCGCGACGGCGGGGTCACCCCGACCGCGATCGTCATGAACCGGTTCACGCTCGCCAAGGCGCTCAAGTGCGCTTCGCTCCAGACCGTCCTCGCCCCGACCCTCAAGGGCGGGTCCCTGTTCGCCGCGTTCAAAGAGTATCTGATGACCGCCTACCAGTGCGCGCTCGAGATCTACACCGGCCCCTACGAGTCCGAGGCCGGCGCGAACGCCTACATGGTCAACGACGGCGAAGTCTTCTTCTGCCATCCGTCGGCCGTGTCGGTCGAATCGGCGGCCAGCGAATACAACAAGACCGGGCCGTCGAACTACAAGGCCGGCGCGTGGACCGCGATCGAAGAGATCAAGGACCCGCTCGGCGCGAAGATCATCGGCGGCGAAAACTCCCTCGCGGCGCTCGTCATCCCCGGCGCGTCCGTCTTCCTGACGGCCTACTAGGGCTGATCCTTCACGGGCCGGCGGCCGGGTTTTACCGCCCGACTGCCGGCCTACTTCGTTCCAACTTTCCAAGGTGAGCAAATGGCGTATTCGACGATCGCTGACGTGAAAGGTTCGATCCGTGAGACCGGGGCTTCCCCGGTTCAACTCACGCTGTCGGATGCGAAAGTCACGGAAAAGATCGTCGAAGCGGATGCACTGATCGACGGTTACCTCGGCCGCGCCTACGCCATCCCGTTCACGTCCGGCGGCGTGGCGGTCGCGACTCCTCCGCTCGTCGCGCTCATGTCGAAATACATCGCCGTCGCGTTCTGCATCGAGTGGGCGATGTCGATCAAGAATGAGATTTCCAGCCAGAGCAAAACAACCGCGCAGGTTCAATATGACCGCTGGGTATCGACCCTGAAGTCGATGATCGCTCGCGCGAACGCGCAGCCGATCCTGAATTGCGATCTTAAATCCGGCGTGACGGTCAACGCCGACGGCGGTTTCAACGTCGTAATCGGCAGTTCGAATTCGACGCTCGGGCTCGTCACCTCGACGACCGGCGGATACAAGCCGACGTTCGGCGAAGAGTCGCCGGAAGAGTGGCGCATCGACCCGCGCAAACTTTCCGACCTGGCGAGAATGGGTGACCATGTTGTCATCTGATCGGCCGTCCGTCTGCCTGGGGACGCTCATCCGGAATTGCGCGTGGATTCTCCCCGCGTTCCTTTCCCGCGTTTCGATGCTCGACTACCCAAAGCGTTCGATGGATCTGATCTTCCTCGTCAACGATTCGACCGACGACTCGGGATCAATCCTTGAACTATTTGCGTCCGAACACCGCCACGAATACCGATCGATCGTGATCGCCCGTCATGACCTTGGCGAACGCGCGATCGGCTCCGGATCGTCCCGGCTGAACGAACACGATCCGCTCGGCCGGCGCGACGGCGCGAAGATCGAAGACCGCCCCGGGCTATTCCGGAACCTCGCGCATCTTCGAAACGTCCTCGTCGAATTGTTCACCACCCGGACGGCCGCCGACTGGCTGTTTTCCTGCGACTCGGACATTCTGATTCCGGCCGATTGTTTGACGAACTTACTCGACTATCCGACCTCGCGCCTTCGGGCCGGGTTGGTCGTCAACGATTTAATGCAGAATCCCGAAAAGGGCTACGAGATGTTTCACCGCCGCTGCAACGCGGGCGTCATCTACGAACTGCCGGGCGGCAGGAAACTGATCGGCCACCAACTCAACTACGAACTTGGCCGGATCTACCCGGTCGCCGTGACCGGCGCGTGTTTTGTTTGCCACCGGTCGATCCTCGGCCAGTCCGAATACCGCTTCCACGAGTGGGGCGAGGACGCCGGCTTCTGCCTCGGCCTTCCCGAGGGCACGCCGATCGAGTGGGATACCCGGACGGTCTGCACGCACGCGATGAGCTCAGCGCACCTGGCGGCCGTCCCCGCCTTCGAGTCGGCCGTCGAGGGGGCTCGGGCGCTGTGCCGAAGGTAACGCTCAAACTCGGCCGGATCGAGGCGCTGGCCGAGAAACTGCGAAACAACAAACCGGCGTTCGCAATGATTAAGGCGCGGCTGATCGAAGCGGTGTCCGACCACCTCAAGCGCGAGGAAGGCCCGGACGGACGCTGGGAGCCGCGGTCATCGTTTACGAAAATCATGGCCGAGCGATCGAAGGGTATCAAGATTCACACCGGCGGGCTGTTGAAAAACCGCGGCACGTTCGGCGTATCGTTCGGCCGTGGCGCGACTTCCGGCAAGAACCGGGCGGCCGTCGGTTCGGCGCTGAAGACGCCGGACGGCAAGCACAACCTGGCGGCCATTCATCATGAAGGCGTTGACATCGCGGTCACGCCGAAAATGATCGGCTGGTTCAAGCACAACTTCGGGCTCCGGCTGAAAACCAATGCGATCCGAATTCCAGCGCGGCCGGTCCTCTGGCTGTCGGCCGACGAAAAGAAAGACATCCTTGAAATTCTTTCGTCGTTCTATTCAGGGCAGGCCGCCTGATGGCTCGCAAACTCCTGACGAAAGTCATCGACGACGTTTACACGCTGCTTCAGGCGGATACCGCGCTCGCCGCGTCCGTCAAATACTGGGCGAAGTCGGACGCGATCGAGCCGGATCAATTCCCGGCGCTCGTGTTTATCCGCGATCTGACGACGCAAGTTCGCAACGTGACGATCGGGCGGCGAACGGCCACCATCTACCCGCTGAACATCGGCGTCATCGTCAAGAATTTTGATAGCGTCGAACTGGCCGACGAGGCGCTGGACGAACTGCTCGATCTGGTAATCGACCGGCTGGATAAAAACCCGAGAATCAATGGAACCTACGCGAACTCGACGATTACCGGATGGCAATACTCGGTTGCCAACTTCGCCAACAATCCCATCGCGTTTTTCCCGGCGGCCATTCTAACCATTAACGTAGAAGTCGATAAGAAAATCGACTGCTGAACAAGAATCGGAGGATTTGAATCATGACCGTCCTTCAGGGTATCCTGGCAAAACACGTCATCTACACCGAAGCCGCGTTCGGCACGATGCCGGCGACGCCCGCCTACACCCGCGTCGAACTCCAGTCGTTCGAGCCCGAGGTCGATTACGGCTACAAAGAACCGGAGACGATCAGCGGAACGCTCGTCCCGGCCGCGGACGTGCGCACCCGCAAGACCGTCAAATACTCGACCGGCATGCTGGCCGCGCCCGAGAACGGGTTCGAAAAACTCCTGAAATACATCACCGGCGCGGTGACCACCGTCGCCGGTTATTTCCGCTCCGAGTGGTTCACCGCCAGCGGCGCGGAGACGACCGTCACGCTCGCGTTCGCGCCGATCACCGCCACGTCGGAAAGCCTCTACTTCTTCGACGCCTCGGCCGGCACCTGGGCGCTGCTCACCCGCGTCGTCGCCGGCCCGTCGACCGGCGAGTATTCGATCAACAATACCAGCGGCGTCGCGTCCCTCGGCTTCTCGCTGGCCGCCGGCGACAAGATCCTTTCCCGCTACTGCGAAGTCGTTTCCGGCGTCTACTCGCACGTCTACACCGCGTCGGTGGGCACTCTGCCGTCGTTCGGCGTGCTCGAAAACCTGCCGACCGATCTGGACGTGCGCGAAGTCCCGGGCGGCAAGGTCAACAGCGCGTCGATAACGATCGGTTCCGAAGACTTCCTGGCCGCGTCGCTCGACATCATGGCGCAGGAGGAAGCCCTCGGGTCGGAGACCGGCCACACGTTCCCGGCCGGGACGACGATGAGCAACCTTCAAAAGTTCCTGTTCAAGGATGCCGCGATCTACATCAACGGCGTCTCGACCGACCTCTACGAATCGCTGGACATCGCGTTCGAAAACAACCTCGACGAAGCATTCACCATCCGCTGCGCGGATACCGTCCGCGACCTGGCGGTCACCAAGCAGCGCGTCGGCCTGTCCGGTTCGCTCCTGTTCGAGGATCTGGTCGAATACAACCGCGTCCGCAACGGCACGTTCTTCATGCTCGAAGTCGTCTACGGTCTGTGCCACGGCGAAGAGATCGGGACGACCGACCGGAATTACGGCTTGCACTTCTGGGCGACCAACGTCCGGCACCAGAGCGGGACGCCGCCGACGCAGCTGGAGCGCATGCGCATCGACGTCGAAGGCTTCGCCAACCCGCACCCGAACCTCGACAACAAGGCGTATGAAATCGTGCTCATCAACACCATCGCCTCGATCGCGTAAGCGGACGAGCCCAACATCGGAGGAGCAACCGATATGAAACTGTCCGAAATGAAACCGAAGGAAACCACCATCGACGGCGTTACGTTCAAGTTCCGGACCGTCCCCGGTTCGGTCGTCATGGACTACCGCAAGCCCGGCCACGTCGTGAAGGAGGGCGAGACGATCGCTCTCGCCGTCTCCCTCACGTCCGGCTGGAACCTCGAAAACGAGGACGGGTCGCCGATGGAAATCACCGAGGAAAATTTCCTGAAACTCGGGATGGACACGATCGGGAAATACATCAAGCGCATCATGGGCGCGGAAGAGATCCCGGGCCAGGAACAGGTAAAAAACTCGTAGACGCTGTAGCCGCCGGAGTCGCCGCGAAGGCCCGGGGGCTACAGCCGACTACGAAACTTCTACCTGAAAACGCTTCGTTCGTTCGCATCTTTTCGCTCTGCCAAAACCTCGAGTGCCTGCCTTGCGCTGGCGGGCTACTCGATCAGCCGGCCTGGTTCGTGATTCTGTCCGAGGCCGTGTTCCAAGGGCGCGAAAAAGGCAGCGATTCGGCGGGGCGTTACAAGTCACTGAAGACCATGATGAAAAAGTAACTCGGGGCGCGGCGTCTTAGCGGACGCTCCGCCCCTTCGAGAGGATCGGCATGAGCGCGACGACCGTCGACAAATTTCAAATCGAAGTCGAAGCGATCGACGCGGCGTCCAATGTGATTAGCGCGATCACGGGATTTATTGACGCGGCACGAAAGAAAATCGAACCACCGATCAAGATCAGCGCAGACGATTCGGCGATGCTCAAGGCAAATGACCATCTGGAAGAATTGTTACAATCGCTCAACCAAGTCAAGGCTTCATCGGGAAACATGTTTGTTTCCTTCGGCGACAGCGCAATCGCCGCGCTTAACCCAGTAAATCTTTTGTCGGGAGCAATGTCAGTCTTCGCCGGCGGCGTCTTGCAATCCGTCGGTTCGTCGATCATGACGCTGCTGAACCCGATGACGTATCTCACGGCCGGGTTCGATGCGCTGACGATCGCCGCTGAATCGCTCTACTCTATCATCTCCGGCGCTTTCTCCGCCGCGTTTACGGCCGCCGGGATGGCGGTCGACGGCGTGGTCGCCGTATTCTCGACGCTCGGGTCGGCCGCGATGTCGGTCGGTTCCGCGTTGATGGATGTCGGGACGACCATCGGCGGGCTCCTGCTCACCGCGTTCGACGGGCTCCTGGCTGCGGCCGGCGCAACGGCCAGCGCGCTGCTCGAAGTCGGATCGGCGGCCGCGTCCGCGCTCGGTGAAGCCGTTCGAGTCTCCGGCGACTTCGAACAGTCGATGGCAAACGTCAAATCGATGGGCGTCGAATCGGAGGATACGTTCCAGCGGATGCGCGAAGCGGCAATCAAACTCGGTGCCGATACGTCGCTGTCGTCCTCGCAGGCGGCCGACGCGCTTTACTCCCTGCGGTCCGCCGGATTCTCGTCCGAAGAATCCATCCTCGCGCTCGAAGGCACCGGGAAACTGGCCGAGGCGACGATGAGCGATCTTCAGTTCACGGCCGAAGCGGTCGGCGCGACGATCAAGCAGTTCGGAATGGAAGCGTCGGACGCCGGCCGGGTGTCGAACGTCTTCGCGGCAGCAATCCAAAACTCAGCGTTGACGATGGACCGAGCCGCGAACGGCATGAAATACGCGGGCGTGATTGCCGGCGCGCTCAAGATACCGTTCGAAGAAACGACCGCCGCGCTCATGATCCTGAATAACGCGGGCATCAAAGGCGAGATGGCCGGGACGGCGCTGCGGGCCGGCCTGTCGAAACTCGTCGATCCGTCGAAGGAATCGGCGGCGGCCATTCAGGCGCTCGGGCTAAGCGTGAAGGATACAAACCCGGCGCTCGTCGGCATCACCGGCGTCGTCGCCGCGCTCGAGAAAGCGGGAATGACCGCGACCGACGCGGTGAAGATCTTCGGCGTCGAAGCCGGTCCGGCGATGGCCAACCTTGTCGGCGGCGGGGCGCAGGCGCTCACCGATTTTCAAGCGAAAATCACGGGAACGAACGCGGCGTTGGACATGAGCAAGACGCAGTTGGATACCTTCTCCGGCGCGTTGAAAATCTTCGAGGGATCCTGGGAATCGCTGCAAATCGTCATCGGCGGGGCGTTCCTGCCGGTCCTCAAGCAGGTTGTAATCGGCGCGTCGGAAATCGTGAACGCGCTGACGACCTGGATTCAGACGACCGGGCTGGCGACCGCCGCGATGGCGGCGTTTTCAGGCGTGACAACCGCCGTTCAAACCGTGATTACAACGCTCTCGCCGCTCGTCGGCGGAATCTCTGCGACGTTCACCGCGCTCGGGAAATACGTCGCCGATTCGATGACCGCGTTCGGCGCTTGGGCGGCGGCCTCGTCGACCACGAAAGACGCGGTTGAAGCAATCAAGGCATCGGGTGAAAAGTTCGTCGCCATGCTATCCGAAATGATCGGCGGCGTGCTTTCGCTCAAGACGGGGTTGGATGCCGGCAAGGCCGGATTCGACGAGTGGGGAAACCAACTGACGGTCGCCAGCGGTTCGCTCGGCGAGTTCGGGACGAAACTCGCGGCGCTCGCGTCGCAAGCGTTGGCCGCAATCGGAACGTGGATTCAGTCGGGCCAGGCGTTCACCGATCTTCGAGCGGCCGTGTCCGCTGCCGGTTCCGTATTCACAAGCATCGTCACGGTCATCATGTCCGTCGGCCAGGCCGTCGTATCGACCGCCGCGGCAATCGTGAATTTCGCGGCCGGGATCGGCGAATCGTCGGCGACGAGTTCGACGTTTGCCGGCGTGATGAAAACCGTTTCGGATGCGGTCGCGGTCGTCGCAACTGCTATCACATCGAGCATCGCAGCCTACACCGAATTGATCCTCAACACTGATTTGATTTCGACGGCATTTTCCGCCGTGTCGGCTGTCGTATCCGCAGCCGTCGCCGTGTTCAACACCGTATCCGGCGGGGTCGGAGCGGCTGCCGCGTCGCTCGCCGATTTTCTGACCGGCCTTCAGGCGTTCGTCAAGCAGACGGAAACCGGAATTAAGTTCGATTTCGGTGGCGCGATCAAGGCCGGGATCGTCGCCGGGATCGGGATCATCAACGCGGCGGCGAATGACGTTGCGGCGGCCGTGTCGAAGATGGTCGGATCGTTCAACGCCGATTCGGTCGCATCGACGATCACCGCGTTTATCGCGTCGATCCGTGACAACATCATTTCCGGATTCACCACCATGTCGGCCGACGGTGCAATCGCTCAGGCGTTCGTCGATGTGTTCGGTTTCCTGTCGTCAGTCGCCGAGAAAGTTACCGGCCCGGTCGGTGATATGGTGGCCGGAGTGTTCGCGCTGTTGAAGCAGAGTTTCGACGACAACGCGGCGGCGCTCGGGACGCAAATGGGGACGATCTTCGAGCCGGTCGTCACCGCCGCAATCGACGCGCTGGCCGGAATCGTCGATGCGATCACCGCAACGATTTCCGGAGCCGAGTCGATGAGCGGTTCGCTCTCCGAGTTCTTTAAGTCCGGAATCGATGCGGCGCTGCCGAACATCAAGGAAGCGTTCGACGCGCTCGGAAAATCGCTCGGCGAGTTCGTGACCGCCGCGCTCGACGCGGCCGGGCTTTCTGACTTCGGAAAGAAGTTCGTCGAACCGATCCTTGCATCGCTCCAAGCCGGCAACTGGGACGATCTGAAAAAGGCGCTCGGCGAACTGTTGAAGAAAGCGATCAGCGAAGCCTGGGCGCTGTTTGTCGCCGGCGTCGGCGCGGCGCTCGACTTCGAAGTGTTCGGCGTGAAAATCCGCGACGGAATTATCATGGCGCTTGGTCTGGCGCTGACCGGGCTCGGCGCGCTCATCATGGCGCTTCCGGTCCTCGCCACCCTATCGGCTGGAATCGTCGCGGCCGTCGTCGGAGCTGCCGCTTCGTTCGGCCCGCTGATCGTCGCCGCCGGGCTGGCCGTGCTCATCGGGTATCCGTTGGGCGAAGCGATCTCGGCGGCGTTCCCCGAAGGCTTGAAATCAATCGGCGAAGCGGCGGCCGACTTCATGAAAGGCATCGCCGCGTTCTTCACCGGCGAAGGCGTGGACCCGATCACGAATGCCGTGGCCGCCATCGCATCGGCCATCGGAACGGCGTCGGTTGCGATCGGTCCCGCGTTGACCGCGATCAAGGAAGGCATCACAAAAGCGGCCGTTGGCATGGCCGACGGCGTTGTCGACGGAGCGAAAGCGATCGGCGAGGCGCTGGATAACATCGGGCAACTGTTTGGCGCGGCCGTCGTCGATTTCGCGGTCCTCGTCGGCGACATCGCGGAAGCGATCAGTAACAAGTTCAACGAGTTCTTTACATCGGCCGGCGAATTGTCGGTCACGGTTCAAACTTGGCTGACAAATAACATCATGACTCCGATCAACAATTTCGGGTCGGCAGTGCTCGACACGATTTCCAATATCGGTAAAACGATCTACGACGGCGTTGCCGCCGTGTTTGAGTTCATGACCACCATGCCGGAAGACGCCTACACCTGGGGCGCGAACATCATTCAATCGTGGGTCGACGGGATCATGGCGACGATCGAGAACGCGAAGGCCGGAATCGCCTCGGCCGTCGATTGGGTATTCGGCATGTTCAAAGGCCAGTCGCCTCCGAAGGAAGGCCCGCTTCAGCACATCGATCAGTGGGGCTCGAACGTCGCGGCGGCGTGGTCGGATTCGTTCGTCGCCCGCATTCAGAGTTCGATTCCGAGTATCACGTCGGCGGTCGCCGCTGCCGGTTCCGCGATGGGCGGACTTGGCAAACTCTCCGGCGTCGCCATGCCGGCCAACCTCACATCCGCGATCAAGGGAACCGGGGGGAAGGCGGGCGGTGCGGTCGGCGCTCCTCCGGGCTTCGCCGCCGCTCTCTCCCCGGCCTCCCGCCAGCCGGCCGCCGCGACCGTCAACGCGCCGATCAACTTCGGCGGTGTCACGATTTCGAACGGCATCGACATGGTAAATTTTGCCGACACGATTTCCACGTCGATTAAGCAAACGCTGAGGACCGAGACGGCCGCGCGGAGGCGAGGGTAAATGACGCTGACGATCAACGATAATATCACGATCGGTTCCTATATTTTCACCTACAACCCCGGCGGTTACGACGTGAAGAATCAGAAACTCGCGGAGTTCGGTCGAACGATCGGCGGCAACCTTCGGGCGACCGGCGTATCGAACGGGGCCGGCGGGTTCGTCGTCAAGAAAGTCTTTTCGATCAGCGGCCTGTCCCGCGATCAACTCGACGACATCGAGGCCGAGTTCGTCAAGTCCGAGTTCCTGACGTTCGTGTCGCCCGACTCGAAAACCTACACCGTCGCGTTCACTGGTTTCGACTATTCGATGGAAGAGATGAAGCCGAAACTTCCCGGCTACTCCATCGAACTGACAGAGGCTTGACCGTGCAGGAATCCATTGAACTGACGATCACCGATACGCTGATTGCCGAAGGGACGCTTCCGGTTTGTTACGCCGGATCATCGGAAAACGTCGCGGGCTCCGATCGCATCTACGTTTCGCCGGGAGACAACTTCGAAATCTTCAACAGCGAATTCAGGAAATACGGCGTGTGCTTCCCGTCCGACGATCCGACGGCGTTTTACTACGTTTCGGAAGCGGTCGGAAACGTGCTGTTCATCCGGCCTTCGCTGCGGCATGACCTCGGCGTCGCCAACGGCTACGCGGTGAACATCTACCACGGGAAGTTTTCAATCCCGCTGGAAGTCGTCGCGCGATACGGAGAGATCCAGAACACGGCGGCCAACCTCGAAGTAACCGGCGGGGCGTTCACGGGCGTCACCGTCCCGGCCGAAGTGTCAGGCCAGCCGGCCGAGGAAGCCTGGACGACCGTCGCCTACACGAAGGCGACCGATCTTGAATTGACCGGCCGCAACTTCTTGTCTTACAACTTCCCGAACCCGCTGATACCGCCGTATTTCCCGGAGGCCCGCTATTTGTTCCGCGGCGCGCGGATTCGGCTCGTCGGATACGGCGACGGGAACGACTACGAAGTCATGCAAGACATGGCGCACGCGACGGAAGCCGAACCGCTTGGCGGCGACGTGTTGGTGACAAACAACATTCGACCGGCGCAGTGCGCGGAAGTCAACGGCAACGTGAACGCGCTAATCAGCAGCGAAGTCAACTCGTTTGTCGGCTCGACCGACCCGACCACGATCGGCGCGGGGACGACCGGCGCGTCATCGCCGGACGATCCGCACTCGCATTCAATTCCGTCGACCGAGCACTACCACGGCAGCGGTCACACGCACACGGTAACGAATTTCCAGACGGTCATTCCGCTGACAAACATCGCGCACGTTCCGCCAGTCAACAGTTACGTGGAAATCCGCGGGGCCAAGTATCGCGTGATTTCATCGCCGGGAACGCAAATCACGATCTACGGCGCGCTCGCCGGTTCGCTGTTCGACGGAGATCCGGTCTACCTGCATTACGTTCCGGCCGGCATCGAGATCCAGATGAACCTGTGGCAGCATAGCGGGAACGTCTGCCTGTCGCAGCATCAAAACATCGGTCCCGGATTTCAACCGGTCATCATTAATGCGATGAAGGTTCAGGGCGGGTCCGGCATGGACTCGAAAATCCTTTATGTTGGAAAGATGATTCCGGTGTATGCTATCGCTCAACCGGTCTACGGCAACACACTGGAACATATTCAACAGATTACTTTCGGATCGTTCGACTTCCCTGGATTCGGCGGGCGGATTCGCGTCCGGATGAAAAACATCAAGAATGTGTTCGGCACGCAAACGATCGATCAAGTCGGCGAGTTCGCCCCGCTTCTGTATCCCGGCTCCGAGTTTTCCTGATTGCTTTAGGGGGATAATATGTCAGTCATTCGTTCCGGTTATTCCGACGCGCGGGCGGCCAACACGGCGGCCGACGCTGCTCCTCCCGCCCCGCCAACCGACCTGATTATCGAATCGGTCGGGCAGCACGGGCCGGCCGGCGCGCGGCTCCCGGAAATCGGGATTTCGTTCATCGCACCGACGACAACGATCCTGACCGCGGCCGAGTCGCTGACCGACGACGAATACGATTCAGGCTCGATCGTTTCGGCGACGGCCACTCCGCAGGGAACAAACGATACGAACATCGCGACCGCGACCGATCTATCGGCCGTGCTCGTCCCGGGCGACCGCATCCTGTTCGCCGGCGACGTGAACCGTTATCCGGTCGTCGCGGCGACCGCCACCCCGCAGGAGGTCGAATTACTCTACGGGTTGCAGACCGCGCTCGACGCGGGGACGGTCATCCGGCATATCACGAAGACCGCCGAGTCGCCGGCCGATTCGCACATCTACCGGCTGAACGCCCGCATCGCGGTTTCGGCCACGATCTACACCGACGACGCGGTTACCAAGTCGAAATGGAACCTGACGACCGCGCTCGGCCAGTGGGAAGACTTGAACAAAGTCATCGGGACGATCAACGAAGCGGGCCGCGAGTGGACCGCGCATCGCGTCATCTACGGCGCAACGCCGATGGTCGCGCTGTCCGACGCCGCCGGCGGAACGTCCGCGGTGGTCGTCAACTTCGACCCGGCGCTGTCGATCTCCGCCGGGCAGAAAGTCGGATTTACCGCGCTTTCGTCCGATGAATTCTATGAGGTATACGCGCTGACCGCCACGCCCGACCGGATCGTGCTCGCCGCCCCGCTGGCGGAAAACGTCGCGGCCGGCGCGGAGGTCTGGATCAAGGACGAGTTCAGCATCGGCGCGACGCCCTACGTTTTCCCGGATTACTCGGCGATCAGCCTGGCCGACGTGGACGCGGAAACACCGCTCGTCGACCTCGGCGGGTATTATCTCTACTGCCAGGCCGCCACGCCGGCAACGCAGGAAGCGAAGGGGACGCGGGTTGTCATGATCCCGCACGACGAAGTAACGGTCGACGGCGCGCGCACCGAATACACATGGGACGCGGATTCGAAGGTGTTCGAAGGCGACCGCGTGTATTTCTCGCTGTCCGCCTACGATCAGGAAATTCCGCTGCCGAACGAATCGACGGCCGCTCTGAACGCGACGACGATTACCTACCCGGGAAACGTGACGATTACCGAATTCACCGAGGACCGGCCGGCGCTTCAAGCCGTGCTCGTCCTCGACAAAATCACCGAGCGCGGCGACGGTTCGAACATCCACCTGCTTGAGGTCATGAACCAGGCGACCGCCCAATACTCGACGCGCGGCGGGTATGACATCTACCTGAAGTCGATGACCGCGCTCGCGCCCGGCTCCGGCGTCTACGAGGGGTTGACCGCGACGACCGCGCGTTTCTCGCACTCCGAGATCCTGCTCGGCGATCAGGTCCGGGTCGTCGATGGGCTCACCCGGCACGAATGGATCACGCAATCGGAAGCGGCCGGAAAGGTCGAATTCTCGGACGCCGATCTGGTCTTCGGCGACCTGGCCGTCGACTATCTGGCCGGCCACAAAGTCGAAAACATCTCGGCGTTCCGGGCGACCATCGATCGGACGACCGATTCCGTGTTGCCGCTCTCGAGCGAGGCGACGCCGCAAAAGCAATACCTGACCGACTTCAACGATTCGGCGACGATCAGCATTCCGTCGATCGGCCTTTACGCAATCGCCGCCGAGGCGATCGATACCGAGGCGTGACCGTGAAGGTTTCCGGGCTCTCCGACTCGCGTGTTCTTTCCGTCCCCGACGGCCCGACGATCGAGCACGCGCCGACCGTCACGCTCAAGGAATGCGCGATCATCTACGGCAACGCCGGCGTTTCGAACCGCGTCCTGCTTGCCGATGATTCTTACCTGCCGGACGATTGCTACCTCGTCGAAGGCCGGTTCTTTTATCCGGCGGTCCTCCACACGGGGACGAACGTCTTCACGTTCCGGTCGGTCGACGTCAACGGCATCATTTCCGCCGTCTCGTCAGTCTCGATCGAGCGGAACATCCGGCCGATGGTTTCGTTCCGGACGTTCACGCTGACCATCAATGGCGTCGATTATACGACCTACGCGAACGCGCAGCCGAACGTCAGCGGCGCGGGCTCGGCCGGTGCCGGAACGCTCACCGTTTCGCTGCATGGCGTCGCGCAATCCGATGAAGGCGACTTCGCAATCGGAAACACTGTTTCCGTGTCGATGGGCGACGGCGTTGTCGATCAGACCTACAGCGGCAAAATCGACCTGATTGATATGGGGATCGAATCGACCGGCAAGCGTTCGTTCGAACTGACGGCTGTCACCGCCGGATCGAAGATTCTTGAAGCAAAAATCACACGCTCGATCCTCGGCAAGTTGAACGGCCAGGCCGTCGCCGAGGTGTGCCGGGCCGCCGGGTATACGACCGTCTACGCGCCGGCCGGCAATCGTTACACCGGGCCGCGCTACTTTCAGGAAGAGGATGCGACGAAGATCCTTGGCGAGATTCAACTCGTCGAATCGTGGGCGCGCGTCGAACTGGACGCGAACACAATCGCGTTTCTTCCCGATTACGTCGCGTCGTTCATTTCGTGGACGTTCCAAGAGTCCCGCGAGTTGATGCTCGTCCATCGTTCGATCGACGGCGCGCGGCTGGTCAACAAAGCGCGGATCAAATACGTCGAACCGCCGGAAACGAATATCACAAGCGCATACCTGGAAGCGAACATCCCGGATAAAACCGGCGAGGGCGAGGGCTACGCATTTTATGAATCCGACGCGATGGCTGCGGTCGTCACCTCGTATTCAGCCGATTCCGTCGTCACGTTCGCGCTGTGGTCGAATTTGCTTGACTGGGAAAACGTCGAGCAAATCTATCTTACGCTCAAATTCAAAGGATCGTCGGCCGCCGGCGCGTCGTCGTTTACGAAATACGTTCCGCTCGAGACCTACCCGGAAAAGAAGATCGCGGTCGGAAACTTCGACCTGCGAATCTACCACCTGTTGAACGGGACGCCGCTTTTCTGGAACTACTACGCGACGGACGCAGCCGGCCACGTCCTTGGCGGGGAAAACAATTTCAACCTCATGCGTCTGTCCGGAACGGTCGGCAAGTTCGATTCGATTATCACCGAATACGACGTGCAGATGACGGAAGAAAAGTTACTGGCAACCGTGGACAAAACGTGGACGGTCAACGGAAACGACACGCTTCCGACGACGGCCGAGGATGAAGTCGTATTCTTCCGTTACGACCACACGAAAACCGAGCACGACGAATACTGGGAATATGAAATCATCCTGTCGATCCCGTTCATCGATGCGGTCATGGGCTCGCTGCTGTTCGACCTCGATCAGGTCAACCGCAACACGGGCGTCCGGCTGAAAAACGCCGAGTTTGAAACCAAGGGAAACTCGGACATCAACGGCTCGAAGTGGATCTTCGCCGTCCGGCCGCAACAGCCGAATATCCCGGTCCGGCGGATCAACCGCGCGTATATGAAACTGACCGGAAAGGTCAACATCGGCGACGCGATTATCATCCGGTTCAACATCTGGGGGCGCGAGTTCAACGGGTCGTCCGACTTCGAGGATTACACGAAGATCGACGAGATACAATCGGACGCCGCATCGATCGCGCGCTACGGCGAGCGGTTCGGCGGGGCGATCGTTTCATCCTACCTGGCGACGAAGGTTCAGGCGGCGAACCGGTTGCGGAAACTCATTGCTACCAGAAAGACGCCGATCGAAGTCGACACGCTCGACGTGCCCGGGTTCACCGAGATCCAGGCGAACCAGCTGATCCGCGTGACCGCGCTCGATCAGGCCGGCATTGACAAGTTCTATTGGATTCTCGAGGCGGACGTTAATTCGGAACGGTCGTCTATCGAGGCGGTCAAGATTCAGGATGTCGAACTGGTTGACAAGGAAGGCGTTTCGTTCTGGCGGAACGTCGCGCCCGATGTCGACCTTTCGCTGACCGCCGCGATCGAGGAATCGAAGAAACCGCGGACGGATGAAATCCTTCATGGCACGGTCGCGCGCAACAAATACCGCGACATGTTTACCGTCCGGCTGGCCGACGGACGTGAAATCAAATACGTGCATTCGCGGGTCGATAACGTGAAGGCCGACGATCAGGTCCTCGTCGCCTACACGCCGGAAGGCAGTTACATCATCGTCGCCGTCCTGCGCGAAAACATGGAGTTTGATAAGGTCGACGACCTGGACGAGCAGGATCAAGAGGATTTGGAATCCGAAGATCCGAACGTGCGCGACAACGTAGCGGACGCCGATCAAGGCCGCGACATCCCGAACTACTGTTCCGTGAAATCCATCACGCCTTCGATGTTGATCGACGACATCATACCGCTCAACGCGACGTTTGATATCGAGATGTCGCACGAATTCACGGCTACGCCAGCGCCGGGGGTTCGCCCGGACGACGGCAACATTTCTCCGTTTCTCGTCTGCTACTACCTTTCAGGCGGGACGAATGTATGGCTTCCGATCACCGTTCAGAAGGTGTCGGCGTTCGTCTACCGGATCACGCCGGTCCCGCAGGTGCTTCCGTTCGACACGGATATCATCGTCGGCGTGCAAAACATAACCCCGCTGTCGGCCCCGCATTCCTGGGGCCGAGAGTGGGATTGCACGTCGATCAGCGGAGCGATCCTGGCCGAGCGTGTTACCGAGACGTTCCGGGTTGAAATCCAGTTCACGGCCGACATGGCGCAAATGACGAGCGCGAACAGCGGCATCGTCCACTTCAACCAGCGGCTTGGATTCGACGAAGAAAACGTCGCGGCGATCAGGAACACCGACAACTACGAAGTCGATTACCAATACATTTGAAGGGCATGATGGACGTGGCACCTGGGAAATACGATGACAAGGATCTTGAGTTCGCGGAAGAGTGGGGGACATTCAAAAGTGATTTCAAAACATTGGCCGCGAAGGTAAATGAGATCCATGAAACCTGCAAGTCGAAATGCCCGGTCGACATCGCTCGGGAAGTCGCGCGCGAAGTCGCGAAACTGACGATGGTCCAGCCGGTCGCCCAACAGCCGACGCCGCTTTCCGGCTGGCTGAAGACCGTCATCGGCGGCATCGGGGCCGGGTTCCTGGCCGTCTCTCTCGCGGTCGTCGCGAACTTCCAACAGGTGATGACCACGATCGCGAAGGGCTTCGCGTTGATCGTCAGTATTTTCCAGTCCAAACCTTGACGCGGAGCGATCCGCCGGGGCCGGCCTTGCCGAGAAAAGGAGCAATCATGGAAACCGTCAGTCCCTACTTAACTTCCGGAAACATCGCGCTCGTCGCGTTGATTCTCATCCAGGCGTTCCGCGTCATCGCGCCGAAGACGAAAACGACGGTCGATGACAAGATCCTGAACATGTTCGACAACGGGACGGCCTGGTTGAAGGCCAACGCGCCGGACAGTTTCAACAAAGTCGAGGCGCTGGCGCTCACCGGCGCTTTCTCAGGCGGAGCCGCCAAACTCGCAGCCTACCTCTGGGATTTGAACGTCGCGCACATCGAGGACCACGGAACGCCGCTTCCGGTCGAAATGATCGAAGCCGCGCAGCGGGCCGCCGCCGGGCTCGATGCCGAGGATAAGGTCAAGCGTGCCGCTCCGGCCGCCGCGGCGGCGATGCCTTCCCCTCCGCCCGCCCCGGCTTCGAAATAGAAATCGGGGCAAAACGGACAACGATCGGCGTCGCCAAAGGCGGGATGTCGGCCGGAGTAGTCATCGGCGGCGGGAAGCCGCAGTTCGCTCTACGATACAGACGATCATTCTAAAAAGAAGGGCTCCCGATTGTGGGAGCCCTTTTCTAATCACTGAAACAAATAGATCCATGAATACTTGACCATCGCCGCGGCGACGATCAACCAAACGACGCCGAATACGGAACACGCCAATCCGATCAGTATTTCAGTGACGGTGTAGCCGCGTCGATTCATCATACCTCCCTCGGATCGTCGATCATCCGATTCCACGAAGTGACCGCTCCGTGAACGGACTTCCGACGCGGACCCTTGACGCCGCATTTCTCGGAATTGAAACATCCGACGCGGAACACGCGCTGCGTGTATTCGATGATACCGGCGTGACGGCCGCACGCCGGGCAACGGCAGATTATATGTTTGATTTTCTTTGTCACAGTTTCGCCTTCCTCGCTTCCGCCGTTTCGTCGATGATCGGTTCGAGCATTGACTTGCATCTAACAAGCGGAAACGATTCAAGCGCCGATGCAAACTTCATTATGTTTTCCGTCGCCGCTTCGACCGGCGGGCCAAATGCACCGGCAATCACCCGCCCGATATTCTGCATCCCGTAAGTCAACCGCGCCATCGTTTCACTGAACGATAGCCGCGGCGTGTGCTTCGGGTTCCTGCAGCGGATGCCGTTGTTACGCTTGCCGTGGCGGGTTGAACGGTCGCGGGTCACTCCCCCTCGCACTCCCCGTCGCGCTTCAGGTCCGCGCCGTAGATCGTGAACGTGTTCGGGTCGTCGTCCGGCCCGGCCTCGCGCCGAACGCTCTCGAAGATGAGCATCCATTCTTCGGACGCGGCGGCCAGCCGCTTGGCGATTTGCGCCAGATGCGCGCCGTCGATGAACGAACCCTGTTTCAGGAACAGGACCTTGAGCGGAGGATTCTCGGCGACTGCCAAGTCGATCGACACCTCGGCCTGACGGGCGGTCGAAGCGTTGGCGAGCGGCTGGCCGTCGAGCGTGATCGTCTTCGTCTCCGCGTCGATGTCGAGCCCGGGAACCGGTGACGGCGCGTCGGCGACCGTCCGCTGCCGTTTCTCCCGCTCGGCCTTGACCGCCGCCTCGGAATCGTTGAACGCTTTCAACTTGGCGGTGTGTTCGGCCTTCGACTGTTCGGCGGCCGTTCGCTTGGCCGACAGTTCGTTGATCCGCTGCGCGTTGACGATCCGGCTGGAACACGTCCGGATCTTTTCCTCGATCGCGTCGAGCGGGCCGGCCGCCTTGATCCGCGCTTCCGTCTCGGCCGCCTGCGCTTCGAGTTGGTCGACCTTCGTCATCGTCTCGGCGATCAGCGCGTTTGCCCGTTCGATTTCGTTCCGGATCTGTTCGACCTTCTGCCGGCCCGTCTTGATCTTCGACGCCAGGCTTTCGGCCTCGGTCTTTTCGACCATGACCGCTTGCACGTCGACCGGCTCCTCGGCGATCCCGTTCGCGGCCTGACGCGCCGTCTCGTAGGCTCCGCCGTCTCGGGCGTTCATTTTCTCCGCCAGGTCGAGCGCCTGCCGCGCGGCCTTCCTGCGTTCCTCCGCCGCCTTGACCGCCGCGTCGGAAGCGGCAAGCGCCTTGTCGATGCCCTTGATCTTCGCGAAGTATTCGAACTGCTTGTCCGCCGGCTTGTCGAGGAATAGGAGCGGGTCGCGGGCGACCGTAGAAAACAGACTTGATAAAAACTTCTGGGGCGGCTGCGTGATCGGCGCGCCGGTCTCGAGGTCGCGGACGGACAGCGACGTGGTTTTACCTTCCTTGTTGAAGATCCGCTTCACGTCGTATTTGTTGACCCCGCGCTCGGAAATCACGCCGGAAATAACCGCGCGCTTGGCGTCGTAGTTCACGAAGTCGCCGAACGGTCGGTCCGGCGAGTTGACCGCGTAGGGCTCGATCAGTTGCGAGATCCCGTCGATGACGCTCGATTTCCCGGTTTCGTTCGGACCGTGGATTTCAACCAAGACGCCGGTCGGGTCGAAGTCGACGCGGGCCGCTCGGATCTTGCGGACGCCTTCCAGGCTGACGGATACGAGTCGCATGTCAGCGTCCTCCCGTCTTCGGCATGTCCAAGTTCGGGTCGGTCGCGACCGACTGCGAGACGGACGGCGGCGTAGCGTTTTCGAGGCGGGCGGCCAGCGCGGCGTAGCAGTCGGCGTTGACGGCGCAGTCGTTGCACTTGTCGGCCCGCGGCGACCAGTTGAGCGCGTAGCAGTTGGGTTTGTCGTTCATTCGTCCTCCTAGAAACAGGTGATTGTGACGCACTTCGTTAAATATGACCGCCCGCGTTCGAGCGTCTTGATAATCTTCGTGACTTCGCGGCGTTCCGGTTCATCGAAATACCGCCGCAGTTCGTGTTTCAGTTCCGACCACCTGAACGTATCCGACGACCGGACGGCGGCCGATACCTTGACCGTAGATTCTCTGCCGTTGATTTTCATAAACATCCTCGGGCCGGAGCCGAAGCCCCGGCCCGGTCGGTTAGATCTTCACCGGCGCTTCGTGCTCGGCGACGAACGCCCGGATCGCGTCGAGGTGTTCGAGGATGGCTTTCGCTTTTCCTACGCCGAACGAGAAGTCGTTGCGCTCGCCGACGGGCAGGACGAGCAAGGGGTTGCCGCGGTAGTCGTCGCGCTTGGGTTCGCGTTTTTCCATTGTTGTTTACCTCCCGGTAAGTTTGGCCGGTTTCCCGGCGTTGAGTGCCAGATGACGAGGCGGCGGCTCAACCCTCTCAGGCCGGCCGCTACTTGGCGGTCTACTTCATGTCGGGGATGAGACCGAGGGCGGCGAAGCGGATCCCGATCTCGGCCTCGAGCATCGCGCGCTTCTCGACGTCCGCGACCCGGCCGAGCGAGCGCATGATCATGCCGGCGTAGTGGCGGAGGATGATCGGGTTCGTTTCGTGCTTCGCGCGGTAGGCGTAGGTCGGGAAGCCGGCGGCGGTTAGGAGGGCTGAGAGCGCGGAGTTGATGGTGGCCTTCATGTCGTTTCCTCTGGTCTTCTCCCGCCTTCATCGGCAGCGGGGCGCCGGTTCGTTTTCCTTGATAACTCCATCATACCATAATCTAGTTATCGCGTCAAGGGGACGGACAATCTTTTTATTCGACGATCCCGGTTCCGTTGCAGCATCGGCATTTCGGCGGTGCGTCGATGATCCCGAGCAGTCGGCGGATCTTCATCGCCGAGCGGACGGCGGCATTATCATCGTCGATAAAACAATCCCACCACGCGATGACCGACGCCGCGTCGTCCGGCGTTTCGCGCCCGGCGACCGACCGCAGTTCTTTTACCAGATCGTCGCCGGGTTGATCGTCCATGTCTTCCAGTTTCAGGTCGAACGCCTTCATGTAGGCGTCGAGCAATTCGGAATCGGCGAACGTCTTCATGCTATATGCGCCTTCATTTCCTCGTCGGTAGGTTTCCGATCCTCGCCGCAATTCGCGCACCGCATCTTTGAATACTCGGCGGGCCAGGCGTGAATGAACTTGAATTCGTGGGGCGATCCGTTCAGGCAATCCGCTTTCGTCAGATCGTGGTCGACGCTGATAGCCGTCGTGTAAACAAATATCTTTCCGCACTCGCCGCAATCCTGTTGATGGTATTGGCCTTCTTCGTATCCGTAGCCGTCATCGTGGCAGATTTCGACTTCGGCTTTGCAATACGGGCATCGATCGTTCATCCCTTGATCCTCCCGTATTCGTCGAGTTCGATCGGCGGGACGGTGAGCAGTTTGAGGGCGGCCTCGATGCGCTTGTCGTCGTAGCCGCCGAGTTCGAGGTGCAATACGTGGACGCGCGCCTGTTCGATCCGCCGCTCCAGGTCGGCAATCCGCCGAGCCTGAAACGTCAACGTGCTTTCCGTTGCGTTGTGTTCCTGTTCGCTCATGCGCCCATCCCCTCGCCGGTGACGATCAGGTCGCCGGACAAGACCATCCCGATCGCGCGTTTGTGTGCCGCAACGATCGCGTCCCAATGATCGACCGGCGGCCGTTCCCGTTGATCCGAGCGCCGGCCGCAGTCGTCGCACACGCGGATGATCCGCCCGTCGACCCGCCGCGACCGATACACGCCTTTGCAATCCGGGCAATCGCGATGCGCCCGCAAGTCCATCCCGCGCGGCTTGGCGAATACCGAGCGGTCGGTTCCCGCGATGTAGCCGCAGCCGGACTCGATGCAGATTGTTCGGCGCTTCCCTTCGACCATCCGCTCGCGCGTTTGGCCGTGGCAGTGCGCGCATCTGGTTCGGTAGTTGATCGGCTTGCCAGTTCGTTCGTCGATCCTCATGCTTCCACCGTCCAGGCGTCGGCCGCGACCTTCCCGGCTTTGTGGCCGAGCAGGGTTAAACAGCATTCGTTCGAAACGATTTGACCGCAACTGGAAAACGCGGGGCCGCGATACGGTTCGGCCGCCTGGGTTTCGTCGATTTCCTTGAACGTCCGCCGATGAAACTCCGGGCATCCGACGTAAACGAGCGTGAAGTTTCGGCCGTAGACGGACCGCAGCCGCTCGGCCTCGATGATGGTCAGCCCGTCGATGATCGCCGCGCCGTCGTGGTCGCCGACCGTCGGCCCGATCTCAGCGTGAACGAATCGCTTGGCGTGCCAGGCTTTCAACGCCTTGGCAAATTCCGTCTTGCCGGTCAGCCGCGGACCGCAGATCCCGAACACCCTCAACCCTTCGAACTTCAAGCCGTCCTCCTCAAAGCATACGCGGCGAGAATCTCCGCGTCGTGCTCGTCCTCGTGAACGTCCGCCCCGTCTGGTTTCAGTTCGGAGCCGGTCGCCCATGCGTGATATTTTTTGATAAACGCCGCGTGCGCCTTTTCCTTCGAGCAGGGAATGGCGAGCGCCTTCCGGACCGTGCTATCGCTCGCCGTCTCGATCGTCGTCGGGATGTTCGCCCGCTCGAGCGCCGCCGCGATCGTCGATAGGAAAGCGCCGCTCCACAGATAGAGCCCGCGCATGGCCCCGAAGTGCCCGCCGAACGACGAATAGCAGAGCAGATCGACGGCGATGCGCTGGCCGGCCGCCGCTTGGCCGATTCCGTCGGCGAGTCGTCCGGCCCACTTCGCGCCGTGCCGAACGGCTACCAACCCGTCGG